TTCAGCTTCAACTTCTTCTTCCTTTGGTTCTTTAACCTTTTCAGGTTTAGGTTCCTCTACAGGTGCTTCATCAGCATCAGCTTCCTTGATAGCTTGTTTAACCCAAGATTTAATTTTTTCTTCAGTTACTTCTGGTTCAACTACTTCAGCTTTTTCAGGTTCTGCTTTAACTTCAGGTTCAGTTGGTTCTGGTTCAGCCACTGGCTCAACTTCTTTAGTATCCTCTACTTGTGCGTCTTCTTCACTCATTTTGTCCTCCCTTATAATTTTTTTAATATTATCCCCTTTAGCATTATATGCTTCTTTTAAGGCGATTTGAAATGTTGCACCACTATCAGCTGGTACTGCTACTAAACTTAATTCTTTAAATGTTATTCCTCTTGGAATAAATAATCCCTCTTCTTCTTCTATATCATCAACTATTGCTCCTACACTTACTGTGTTTAATCTTCCATCTTTAATTAATTCTTTAATTTCTTCGTCCATTACTTTGGCTCTGAAATCTACTTTTTCTTCGGTATCATTAAATAATCCAGATAATACTCTTCCTTTAATACTTTTTACAGTGTTTTCATGGTCAATAAGTAAAGGTACTCCTTTTAATGTACTTGCACTTTTCTTTAATTCTTCACTTAAAAATTTATGATTATTAGAAGTAATTACAGAATTAATTGCTGTTCCTTGAATAATAAAATCTCCATTGATAAATCCTTGTTCAGCTATATCTACATTATAATTCAAGTCTAATTTCATATTATAAATTAGTTATGTTTGTTTATATATTTTGATAATAGTAGTATATAATTAGATTAATCTAAGAATTATGTTTACTTCTGTATTTTTAGAGCCTATTACGGTGATTATTATATTTTCATTAAGATTAAACATATCAAAACTAGGTACATCTTGTAATCCTACACTATCTGAAAATTGTGCTACTGCTCTTGTTCTTGGTGCAATATATTCTGCTCCTTCAAAACTATGTCTATGGAATATTAAATATCCTAATTCACTTTCTATTATTATCTGACATTTTTGGTTACTATCAATAATCAAACCATCTAATTTACCTATTACATTAGTACTAAGAGTATCTTGATTATCTGTTTTTATATTAACTCTTAATTCTTTATTTTCAAAATCACTAATCACAGGCATTATATCGTTTAATTATCCTCCTTCTTGTTGTACTTGCTCTTTGTCCTACTATATTTAATTTATCTAATTGTTCTCCTTCTATTCCTGGTTCTGTTCCTTGTAATTGATTTTCTGTACCTGCAAACATTTGTTGATTTTTAGAATTAGGAGTTAAACTACTTCCTGTATAATCTTCCCAAGGGCCTATTACACTTACTGTTTCCATAGCAATAGAACTTCCAGCATTAATATCTAAATCATAAGTAATGTCTCCACTATGTTCCATTCTTAATACCCTTTGCCTAGTTACTTCATCAATAATTATTGACATTATCTTGGTTTTTTCTTTCCGCCCTTACATCCCATTTTATTCCTCCAGTATTGCTTTTTTATTTTGTTCTATTAATTTATTTTGAAAATCATTAAAACATTTTCCACATAGCCATAAATCACTAAATATAGTTAATGCATTCTCTCCACACTTTGCACACTTAGGTAAATTATCTCCTGTTAGTTGTATCATTTTACACTTAACCAGCTACATCTACACATCGGATGTACAGGTATCATTCCCTCTGCTTCATTTAACATAAATACCTGTCCATTCATACCCTCACAAATAGGACAAGTTCTTTCAGACAAAGCTGCTAAAAATCTTACTTTTTCTATATTATGTGCCTTATATGTATCTAATAATCCTTGATTTGCTATTCTTACTACTTCACTTCTTGCTATTGCTGTTGGTCTTGCTGCTGCAATTAGTGTTACTTTTCCTTCTTTTAGTCTGTCTTTTAAAGATATTGAATTTTTAATTTCTGTTTCTATCTCTAACATAGTTTTGTTTTTTCTAAATCCATCTTTTAAAATAAATCTTAATTTGTTTATATCTCTTTGAGTTAATAATCCATCAATTAAATCTTGTTCTGTTAATCCTGCTAATAATTCAAATTTATCTATTCTTAATCTTTGTAATATCTTAATTAAAAACTCTGAATAATTAAATCCATCAATTTCTTTTAAATCAACAAATTCCTTCATAGTCATTACTCCACATTCACTTTCTGTTAATTGTTGTCCACAGCCTTCTCCGTGCATATGTGGTTTATTAATTATTTTTGCTTGATGTTTAGCATTAGCATTAGGTTTTGCTCCTGGTGTTTCTGGTTGTTTAATTTTTGCTTCTTTCTTTGCTTCAGGACTTTTACTTTCTGGTTCTTTAGCCTTTTCTAAGTTAACATCCTTAAATTCATCATCCTTTTGTTTCTCTTTTTCATCTAATCCAGCTTCTGGTTCCATTAAATATTTATCAGCTTCATCAAAGTCTAATAATCTGGCTAATTCTAATTGTAACATTCTTTTCATATTTTCAGATATACCAAAGTTATTTAATAATTGAGTAATCTTTTCTATACGTTTATTTATTTCTTCTTCTCCTGGTAAATTCCATATAAATTCTACTTTTTCATTTCCACCTACTGCATTCTTATCTAATCCTTTTGTTTTAACATCTGGAAATTTATTAGCTAATAAAAGTGGTTGAAATATCTTTTCTTCTATGATACTTTCTATTTCTTCTCTAACACTTTCTATATATCTTTGAAAGTTTTCTGCTTGTGCTTTTGCTAATCCTTCTGCAACATTTGCCTTACCAAATAAAACGACTGGAATATTTGTTGCAGTAGATAAACTTTGCATATCATGGTCAAGTGTTTCTGTTAAGTTTGTTCCTATTCCACTAAAATCAATTAACTTCATATCTATGTTTCCATCTGTTACCCATTCTGTTTTGTTATTCATATATTGAAGTTTAGCACTCATAGCATCAATATCTTCTGTTTGTACACTTTCTCCTGGTACTCCTATTTTTACGTGAATAGGCATTCCTGCTTTTCTTTTCATTAACTTATGTAAATCTTCTTCCATACAAACAATATTAGTTATTGTTCTTTCGTTAGGATAGATTGTTCCAATACCATAAGCTCCATTAGAAGTCTTGTTTAACTTTAAATGTGCTATTTGATTTGGTTTAAATGGTGTTAATTTGTTACTATCTCTATTAAAACTTTTAAAATTATTACCTAACCACTGATTGTATTCTAATACTTTTCCTTTCTTGTTTCTTTTTACATACATATCATTTGCATTTAATACTCTTAAATCATTATTTTTTAAATCTAATTCAATAAATCCATTACCTTTCAATAATCCTTCTTTAATCCACTCTCTTAATACACTTGAAAATTGAGTATCATCCACAAATCCTTTAATAAAAGCATCTATATTTTCATTCTTTGCTTTTACTTGAAAATCTCCTACAATAGAATTTTTTAATAAGTTTACTATTCCATTAACTAATCCAATCTTCTTAAAAGATTTTTCCATATCTTCAAACTTAAAAGGGTGTTCTGCTCCTAATTCCTTTGGAAATCTTACCTCTATGTCTGTTGTTTGTCCTTTAAATTCCTCTTGGATTGACTTGGACTTATCACTATCTGTTAATGCTATGTATCCCTTTGTTTTAACCATACAAACTAGTAAGAATTAAACTTTATATATTTTGATTAGGTTAGTATATACTACCTTTTAGAAAAAAAATAATCACCTCTTTTTTAATTAGTAAAATTCTATTCCCTTCACCTTAAACTTTCTCATTAAAGGTAATAGACTTGCTTCTGTTACTGCTTGAACTCTCCTGCCTTCACCAAAATAAGTACTCGCTTCTTTGAGTTTTTCTTTATCAAGTTCTAATCCTAACTTCTCACAGATAAATTCTGCTAACTCATAGACAGCTACTCTTGGTAATTCAGGTTCTGCTACACTTTCTCTATACCTTAATTTAGTATAGGCAAGCTTCTCGTCCCATTCTAAACCAAAAGCTTCAACTAACTCTTTGGCAAATTCAGGTGCAATACTATTACGCCTATTCTTTCCAAGTTCAATTACTGCTTCTTGTTTTTCCATTTTGTTTTAGTCCTCCTTACATTCCATACTAGTATAAAGCATCACTTTATTAAATATTTTGTCCCTCCAAAATGGTATCTTTTGTTAGGTTTATCATTCAAAACTTAATTTTGAACAACTTTATTTATAAACAAAAGCCTTGGTTTACAGAATTAACATTTTTTTAAGCAATATATGGCTTGTAAGGACTCTTTAATTCAAATAACATTCGCATCATCATTGCATCAGAAAAGTCTGTACTTCTGCCTAACTTCTCTTTCATTTCTTCTTTAGGTACTAATTCAATCTTACCATCTCTGTCTATATTTCTTTGTGCTATTTGTTCTAAGTCCTCAATTATCATATCTTTTATTTCTTCTGATACTTCTTTACAATATATTATTCCTTGATTTACTAACTCTGCTAATTTAAAATAACACTGAGTTTTAAGATTTCTATAATTATGAAATTTTTTTGAACTATCTGTTTCTATAGGACTTGAATTATTAACAAATCCCTTTACTCCTTTCATAAAGTCTACTACTCCTCCACCTACACCATCTTCATCTATTATTATATTACTTGGTGGTACTCCATTTATCCTGGCTAATTCCTTTATTTGATTTACTACTTGCTGCATATCACTCTTAGGCATTACTATAATTTTAGAAATCAGATAACCTTGCCAATACATAATTACTGTTTTATCTAATCCAAATCTTGCTACATCACAACTAATATATCTTCGTTCATTTACTTGGTGTATGTAATCCTCTCTAAAAATATCAATAATTTTATCATACTCAAATATCTTACTTGGGTCATCATCATATTCAAAGTTACCATAAAGTAATCTTTCCTTAGTTATCTTATCTGCATTTTTTAATTGTTCAATATAACTATCATCTAAATATGGATTGTCTGTTGCTAGTGCTGTGATGAATACTATATGTTCTGGTAACTTTTTCTCTCTCCAAGGTTTATAATATCTATGATATACATGGTTCTTGCTTGGATTAAAGGTTTCAAGCAATTTAGGTGTTAATTTATACTCTTGGTTTCTTCCTCTACCTAGTCTTGTTTTAATTATCTCTATTGCTTGTACTTCATTTTCATTACTTTCATCTACAAAAGCACCTGTCAATTCTAATCCTCCAAATCTTGTATAAAGTGGGTCTGCTGGTTGGTAAGCCATATCCATCAAAAATACTTTACTTCCATTATTAAATTGTATTATATTTGTTTGGCTATTCAAAGTAAATACATCATTAGGATTTAAATTTAATTCATTTAATACTTTAAAAAAACTAAGTAATGTTGTTTTCTTTAGATTAGTTAATTCTTTTCTTCCTATTAACCAAGTAGTTCCTGGATAAGCTAATGCTTGTTTAAGTATCCAAAAGCAACCTAAAAAACTCTTGCCTCCTCCTGCTCCTCCTCCATAACCAATCTCCTTAGAAGTACTATCTATTAATTTCAAATAAGCATATGCTTGTTTCGTAGTTAATGAAAATTTCCTTATTGCCATATTTGATTATTTTTTATCATACTTATAGTTGCATTTGAAAGTTTATACTCTTTTGATAAATCTATTCCTCTTTCTCCATTATTTGCTCGTTTATTTATTTCTTTAGCAATCTCTTTAGTTATTTTAGCATTTGCTCTTAAAGGTTTTCTTAAACCTAATTTAAATGCGTGTTTATCATTTTCGCTTCTTGTACACCATTCAAGATTTTCTATTCTGTTATCAGCTTTTATTCCGTTCAAATGATTAACAACATTTTTATTAGAATTATTTGGTATAAAATGTTGTGCTATTAATCTGTGTATTGTTCTGTTTTTTACATTTCCTTTTTTGCTTAATCTTACAAATAAATAACCATCTCTGTTTTTACAAGGTGTTAATTTACCAATTTTATTAGTATTATTATAATTTATATGATAAACTTCTCCATTTGAACAAATAAAATAATCTTCAAATTCTGGGATTAATCTTATTTCAATCATTTAATAAACAAGCATTACAAGTTTATAAAACTATTGTAAGATTGAAAGTATGTTTTTTTTTAATTCCATAGTTTTGTCTGCTCCAAATAAGGTTTCAACCTCGCATTTGCTATCTTAATATATTCTGGATTTAATTCTATACCAATAAACTTCTTATTTTGCTTTAAAGCAACTAATCCTGTTGTTCCTGCACCAAAGAACATATCCAGAACAATCCCTTGTTCAGGACAACCAGCTTTAATTGGAGTTTCACACAATTCTTCTGGATAAACTGCAAAGTGTGCTTCTGAAAAAGGTTTGGGGTTTATTGTCCAGACTGTTCTTTTGTTTCTACCTTTTGAATTTATTGAACCACAATGTTGCATAGCATAGTTTCCTTGTTCTGTTTTTCCTATTCCTTTACTTGGTCCTTTATCCTTTCTACTATCATTCAAACTGCTATCAGCTAAAGGTTCATAAATAGTTTCAAAATAATACTTCTTCTTTTTACTAAAGAAAAAAACATATTCAAAATCAACTGTGAATCTGTCTTTCACCGAAGAGGGCATACAATTTCTTTTATGCCAGATTATTGTGTTTCTTAATATCCAACCTCTGTTAATCATTTCTATTGCAAATCTGAATGGGATTCCTATTAAACATTTCTCTTGCATATCTGGAACATAACCTCTTAATGCAGAACCCTTTCTATTAACTCCTTGTGCTGGTTGAGATTGTCCACCTCTATCAGAATTATTATTTGCATAAGTATCCCCAATATTAACAAAAATAACTCCATCATCTCTTAAAACTCTTTTAACACCATCAAAAATATCACAGAGGCGTTTTATATACAAATCAAATGTTGGTTCTAATCCTAATTGATTATCAACCCTTTTTGCTCCACATTTAGGACAATTCATAGAAGAACATGGCGTTCCTACCGGATGAGAGATCTTTTCTCCGCAAGCAGAACAAACACAATTTCCACCAGGGCCTGCGCCCTGAAAATTTCCACCTTTTCCACCACGTCCTCCAGTGGCGTACATTCCACCTCCACCTGCACCAGGGAAAGCATCTGCTTGTACATTTATAAAAGTTGATATGCAGAATGCAATCAAAAAAAGTGTGATTTTTTTCATAATATTTGTTTTT